CTACTGCTGTGGTCACTGAGGGGCGAACAATAACTTCATCGTCTACCCATACCCTGACCAGCGCGTCGGTGACTTCCACCAGGGCGGTGTCGTCGGTCGAAAAGATGAAAGGTAGGAAGCGGGCCTTGAAGTCGTCTGCCGTGGATCCTAGGTGGGCCAGGCCGGGGCGCATCATCATGGAACCGAGCACCCTCGGCATCCAATTGGTCATCGTCTCTGCCGAGAACGACAGGCGCTTCATGTCGACGCGAGCTAGGGCCAGGCGCGATACCAGGCCCCGGTTGAAACCAAAATAAGCTGTCGATTTCTTCATGGCTGTCAGCCTATCAGGCTATTTCGGTTGCCCCGGTCACGGCGCCCGCCGCCCCTGCGTGACTGGATCCACCCACCCTGTGGCATGAAGGCTGTGGGGTCAGCCATCGCGTCTTTGCTGCGGGCGTCGATCAACCGACGGCCCATCAGGCCGAAGATGTAGTTCTGCTTTTCCACGCTCTGCGTCAAGGTGAAAACCGCCTCGGACGCCAGGTAAGCAGCCACGTACTTGGTGAAGGTCTTGGGCCAGCGGGTTAGGTCGTTGCCGTAGGTGGCAGCGTTGGAGATATAGCGGACGTAGATGGGGTCAATGTCGGCCACCCAAAAGCCCACTTCCTCGACCATGCGCAGCAGCGGCACGGTGAAGAACTCGTCTTCACACACGCCGGCTGTTCGGATGTGGTCGTTGGGCTTGTCGAAGGCGTTGTTGTAGCCGAAGGCAGGTAGGGTTGTCGTAGACTTTTCGATTTCGACGGCGCGCATAGCGAAGTTCCACTGCCCTTGTTCCAGGCAATAATCAACAGCGCCGTCGCTCCAGATATCGTCGAGAACCCTGCGGGGCTCCCGGTTCTCAGTTAGGCTGGCTAGGCGGCGTTCACCTATCAACCGAAGGGCTTCATTGTAAAGTCCGAGTTGAGTCGCCGCCATGATACACCGCCTTTAGAGAGTCATTACATAGGAATTCAACCAGTTGTGCGCTTCCACCTTGGTCTGCAGGTTCTCCTTGATCGGCTCTTTATCTTCCTTGCGGATGATGCAGAACTTCAAGTGTGGCCCACGGTACTGAACGATGAACCGCTCGAAGGCTTCGCCTTCCAACTGATCTTCGGCCTTGCTGGACAGATCCACTTGGAGAAGAGGAACCAGCTTAGCCCAAACACGCCCACATGCTACCACAAGCAGCTCTGCGTACCACTCGCCGGTGTCCACGCTTACGTGAACGCGGTCGTAGATGGTCAGCTTTGGGGCGACGTTGGCGAGATATTCAGGCTTGAGTACTTCTTCCAGTGGGGTGCCAGCAGGGACGGTGAGCGACCAGCTCATGTTCTTGTGGGGAAACTCGCTGAAACGAATCGTGTCGACGGACATTGTTTTTCTCCGAGGTAAAAAAAGGGGGCGCGAACGCCCCCACCAGCCAATGTTGCTTAGGTAACGATGCCAGCGTTGAGGCTCACACCAGTAGAACTGACGTGAGAAACAACACCCATCCAACCGACACCGCTGGAACCTACGGTGGTGGTGTGCGAGACACCAAGCACCAGATCGCCAGGGCGCATACCGAGCACTTTACCGTCGGTAAAGAAGCCGGTAGCTACCACCTCGGCAGTGGTGTTGGTCGAAACATACGACCACAAGCTGCCAGCGTGTGCTCCAGGGTGCCCGATATCGTCGAAACCAGACGAACTCGGGAAACCGCCAAGGCCCTGTACAAGAGCGCGGGGCGGGTTGGCGACAGAGGATGCCGCCGTGGTGCCGTTATAAGCCATGATCCTTACTCCTTACTGGGCGACGAAGGCACTGCCGTCGTGATTGATGACAACGATACCGCTGTTTTGCAGCAGTTTCGACCCCATGAAGATCGAGGCACGCGCCCACGAGTAGGCTTGTTCCTCGTCATACCCAACCGGAGTTTCCATGCTCCCGGTGGCAGCGGCGTGGCCGATGGCGTTCTTGTGGTACAAGAAGCACTTCTCGGCGTTGGTGCCTTTGCCTGGCAGGTTGGGATGCTCGATGATGGAGCAGTTACGCCACTTGTAGCTCATGGGCTTGTCTTTCCAGCTCGACTCTTGGCCGGCGTATGGACGCAGGTCAACGTACTGGGCGTTGGCAAACTCAGGGGCTTGCTCCAGATAGGCCAGGAAAGCCGGGGTACACAGCAACGTAATATTGGAATCCCAAGGTACGTCATTGTTACCCAAGATCACGCGGGCGTGCTGGAACATGGATACCGAACCAGTTGCAGCAGTTCCGGTATCGTTCGTAGCGGTGTTCAACTCGGTGATAATCTCGTCATCGATCTTGCGATTGATAACGGCCATGGTGGTCATCTGCATAATCTCACGCTGGCTGCCCTGGGACGCAAAGACGTTGAAGCTGGTCTTGCGAACAAGGTCGTGCCATTCCTGCAACACGCAGCTATTCTGAGTGTTGTTATCAGCACGCGCGGGAATCATACCGTTTACACCACGAGTCATTGCCGCAGCGCCGCCAGAATCGGAGACTAGGAAGACCGCTGTGTTACCCTTGATAACCGCCTCGGTGGTCACGGTATCGCGCAGCAAAGACTGATGCTGTTCGAAACCAGCGATAAACTCTTGGCGGTATTGGGTTTGAAATGCCGTGTCAGACATGACAGTTACTCCAATAAACAGGTTTTTAGTCCGTTCACCAGGGTTGTCCGCTATGTCAAACTATCGGGTTATCCGTTGCCGGGGCCAGTTCAACTACGCAGGGCCGTGCTACTTGGTGTTTGGTTTTCAGCGGCGCCAATAACGGGTTGACCACTGAATTGTTTTAAGACTAGCATGAAAAAGTGGGAAGGGGGAATAGCCCATACTTTTGAGTACCCCCGCCCCCCACACCTATTACGCCTTCGCACGCTCCCTCGCCGAATAAAGCTCACGCAGACGATTCTGCATCTTCGAATCGGCATTGTATGCCTTCCGATTTTCCCGCATGGTTTTCTCGATCTGAGTAATCTCATCGTCGATTGCGCCGGCTACGTTCGCGCCAGCCCCAGGCACCACGGTAGCTACCGGGTTGATAGTGCGGGCGTTCATAGCCAACCAGCGCGCCATGTCTGGATGGTTCAACAGTGCGTTACCGTCACCCAGGCGGGCATTGACGAACAGGTCTTTCACGTCAGCCGGCATAGTGTCGACCAGGCCGCGAATCATATTGACGTTAGCCCGATAGTCGCTGCCCCACTCGGTGCGAAGAACATCCTCGGATTCGCGCAGGAACGTGGCGTCTTTCTCTTCCTGAGCCGAAATCATCCTTTCCTGCTCTTCATAATACCAATGGAGGATCTTGTTCACCTGCTGCGGCGAAGAGTTGGACTCATGCGCGGCTTTCAGGAACCCTTCGACAATCGGCTTGTCGTGCTCGCCGATCACCAGGCCGTCGTCGAACGCGGGCTCATACCCTTCCGGCGTCTCGGGAATGCCATGGGCCTTGCGCCATTCGGCTTGCTGCTCTGGCTTGCCGTCGGCAGGGTAATCGGAAACAGGTTTCAGCTCGCCGCTGTCCAGCTTCTGGCGTAAGGCCATGTAGCTTTCGAACATGCTCTTGGGTGAGTCGAACCGCTCCAGGGTCTTCTGGTGCTTGGCGTCAGGGGAAATCTTGGAACGCCAGTCGGGCGCCCAGTCGCCAGCGGGCTCATCCTTGGCAGCCGGCGTGGTGTCGGCAGCTGCAGCGACAGGTGGTGGAGTTACATCGGCTGGTGCATCAGTAGTGGTATCAACCGTATCGTCTGCACCACCCAGGTCAGCGCCGTCGTCGGCGTTTTCATCTTGGTAAATGGTGTACCATTTCATTGGTCTTTCCTCTGCAGTTTCGAGATATCGAGTTTCAGTGCCTTGACGATTTCAAGACCGACAAAGCGCCGTCCCTCGGCAAACGAAGTGTCACGATCACTCGTTGGGCGGTACGAAAGATCATAGGTAGCGCAGGCGTTCTCTATGATCCACTTGATGGCACGTTGTTGTTGATCGGCCGAGGCTGTGCCAGCTGCCAGGCCCTTTATGGCCATGATATCAGCCAGCTCGTAGGCTGGCGGATACCACGGCGCGCTCTTCACATCCATTATTGATTCTCTACCAGTGGGACACCTGCTTCTCCGAGCGTCTTAGCAACATCAGCACCTTGTTGCATACCGGCAAGCAAGGTGGCTGCTTCCTGCTGCTCCTGCTGCGCCTGCATTTGGGCTTCAACGTCTTCCTTCGAGACGACCCACTTGGCAGGTACACCGATCCCTTCCAGTACATCACGCAGGGCCTGCTTGGCATCGATAAGCATAGCAGTCGAAGGATCGAACTGAACAGAAGCCGCGATGTACTGCTGCGCTTCCATGAAGCGGTTGCCTTTCTCGCGCTCGATGGCCTCATGCAGAGGACTCTCGAAACGGAACTGAATATCAGCTCCTTGAAGGCTTTCAGGTAAATCGAACGGGGAGCCGAACGCCCCGGAACGTAAGAGCAAGGAGAAAGTTTCTTCGCAAATCGCGCCGTTGTATTCCAGTTCCATCGGCTCAAAGAGCGGCAGAGCATCGCGGATGTATTGCTGAATACGCTGACCGACTTCATAGGCTGTCATTTCCGGGGCGCGCTGTGGCAGGTTTAGCTTACTCAGGTAGAACGCCTCGGACAGCATAAACCGGGTGTCCCGCGCCATGTCGACACCGAGCGGCATGCTGCTCTTGTCCTGAGTCAGCGGGCGCAACACTTCGCCCAGCTTCTCATCGTAGGCAGCGTCCACCCAGGTGATGCCGCCAGCGAAGATAGAAATGTCAGACCGGATGGCCTCCTGCACTGCGATCATCGGCGGGTTGACTTGCTTCTCGCCGGCTTCCAGCAGGGTGTAGGTCATAGCCTGCAGCAAACGGGCGTCTGGCAGGGCCGCAACGGTGGCCGGGGAATAGGCGTACTGCGATCCGCTCACGGTCTGCCAGCGTGGTATCACGTAGATCGGGGAGAACACGCCCACCTTCTCGATGGTCTTCATGTGAACCGCATCGAAGTAGATCGACACATACGGGGTGTTGAAACTGCCGTCGGCCATATCGCGTTCTACAACGATATGGCGAACCTCGATTTCTTCGAACGGGGTGCGCTCTGCGATCTTCTTCACGTCCGGATGCAGCTTAGAGCTACCGAAGATCCGCACAAGATCGCGCGCCGTGGGCTTCCACTTGCGCACGATCATGCCGATCTTGCCTTCCTCATCCTCTGACCAGGCCATGTCGCGCAGGTGCCAGCAACGGTACAGCAGACCAGACTTCTCGCGGTTCAGCTCAACTGAGATACAGCACTGGCCGAACGTGGCGAAGT